ACTAACAGTGGCACTATCACAATTACAGATGGCACTAATGGCAATATCACAATTGAACCCAATGGCACTGGAGATGTTCACTTGGTCACTGATGCCCTGCGTGTTGGTGATTTGAATACAGAAGCACGAATTTCAACATATGGCACTGGCAATTTGGTATTGACCACCAATGAAGGTAATGATCCTGATCCCACAATCACCATAGGCAATGGCGCCAATGCTAATATCACATTGACACCCAGTGGCACTGGACAAACTGTGCTGAACAGCATTGAATACTCAGAATTCATACACAGTCTAGGCACAACATCAGGCACAGTGGCACCCAATGTGGCCAACGGCAATGTGCAGACCATAACACTCAATGGTAACTTGACATTGAATGCATTTACCTCACCAGTTGCTGGTCAGAGTCTTACACTAATCATCAACACCAACGGCACAAGCAGAACATTGACCAGCACTATGAAGTTTGCTGGCGCAAGTAAGACATTGTCAACAACCAACACCACTGACATTATCAGTGTGTTCTATGATGGCACAAATTATTGGGCCAGCCTTGCTAAAGGATTTGCATAATGCCACTAGGAGCATACAGAATATCTAGTTACACTCTAGGTGGTGGAGGCAGTCAGGCTCCCAGCACCGCTGTGAGTTATTTGCTTGAATCAAATACACCTGGCACACAAGCAAGTCCGTTTTTAACTGCGCCAGATGGATCAGGTAATTTTTATCTAGCCTGGAATTCACATGGCAGTAATGGAACTGTCAGTATTCGATGCACGGTATTAAAAATTGCCAGTGATGGAACTATTACTTGGCAAAAAACACATGGTAATTCAACAATTACCACATCAGGTCCTGGTGGACTTAGAGTATTGGCCAATGGTAATGTTGCTATCACAGGCACCTATACCACAACATCAAGTTTTACTTTGGTCTTAGATCCTAGTAATGGAAATATTTTATATCAAAATACCAGTCAGATTACAGCAGCCAGCGGTCCAGTGGCAAGAGGATTAGGATATACTTCAGGAAGCACAGCCTATGGTTATGCCTATGATAGTAACCAAGCCACAATGGCTGTTCAAAGTATAACATCCTCAGGCACACTGTCTGCTAGACATTATAGTGGCTCAACAGTTACAATGAATCAAACTGGCGGCGCCGCAGATAGCAATATTTTTGCTCATTATTCAACATATAGTGCTGGAAATAGTTCTACACAAATTTTTAGTTATGATGGAACAACTTTTACCAGCGTTGGAGCCTATGGTCAAAATTTAAGCAGTGTTCCAAGAGGATTGACTGTGGACAGCAGTAACAATATCTATATTGTTGACACTGGTAGAAACATTGTTAAATTAAACAGTTCAGGAACAATACAGTGGCAAAAACTTTTAAATCAAGGCTCGTTTATTTCTAGACAAATCAGCACTGATGGAACCAATGTATTTGTTATGGCAACTGTTAGCAATGCTTATTATGTTATGGCATTTGATTGTAGCACTGGTGCAATAACTTGGCAAAACAAACTATCTGCTACTGGAAAAACTTTAAATTCACTGGCAGGAATTAGTCACAGTGGAAATCAAATATACGTTCTTGGAAATAACGGAACTGATGATACAGTAATGGCATTGAATGTTCCTAAAGATGGCACAGGCACTGGCACATATGGAATTTACACCTATGCAACCAGCACTGATTTTACAGTAAGTAATCAAACATTTACTAGTGCAAGTAGTCAGACGTTTAGTTCAAATAGTGCAACTGCAAATAATAATTTAATTTCTACCGGAACGCCAACTTTCACTATGACCAAATACTAAGGAGCGACTGTGGACCAATATTACATTGATGATGACTACTACACACCGGATGGATACTTTGCCTACATTGCTGAGGCACAGGCAGAACCATTCAGTAATTTCACACTGAGTGCTGTAGGTGATGTCATTGGTGGCAACAGTGCAACATTGTCTGCGGCTGCTAACCTTACTAGTGGCGCAACAAGAGGTAGACTCAACTCTGCATCTTTGACAGTTGCTGCCAGCACACTGACAGCGGCTGCTAAAACCAGTAGCACCAGTGCTGATTGCTTGACCACAGCCTCAATGACTGTGAGTGCTAGAAAAGTCAGCACTGCTTCATTGACATTGAGTTCAGCGTTCAGTGTTGCAGTGCAGTATTCCGCACCAAGATTTGCCAGTGCTGATTTAAGCACTGCTTTCACTGTGACTGCTCAAGGTGTAAGAAGAGAATTTACCAGTGCATCAATCAGCACAGCCGCAACCTTAACTGCCAACAACACAAGAACACGTGGTGCAGTGAGTGCTCTAAGCACCAATTTCACAGTAAGTGCTGATGGTCGTCGTAATAGAACCAACACAGCCACACTGAATACAGTGGCTAATCTCACTGCCAGTGCTAGAGTAATCAGAGGCATCAGTTTATCAATTAATAATGTTTCACAAGTTATTGCAGATGCACGAAAAGTTGTAAGTCCAAATGCATTCTTAGTGGCCAGTGGTGGTGTGTTGTCAGTGGCTGATATCTTAAACATTGATGAATTATTGACCTACACTGTGGCGCAAGAAACAAGGCAGTTAGTTATAACTGAGGAGACCAGATTGTCTTCCGTAGAACAAGAAACAAGGATACTTATTATATGAGCACACTAGAAATAACCGGATATCAAAGAGATACGCAAGGTATCTACATCAACAAAGATCCCAACGCTAAACTGACCTACACATTCGAATGGAGTGAATGGTTACCTGCTGGCACAGCACTCAGCGCAGTAAGTTATAGTCTGCAGGTTCGTGCCAATGACCCAACACCATTGGTCAATCACAGCAGTGGCATCAGTGGCACAAAAACTTTTATCACTCTCAGTGGTGGCGGTGTGGGCAAAGTCTACACAGTCACAGCACAGATTACCTTGGACAATGGCAACATTGACCGCAGAAATTTCCGTGTGCGTGTTGAGAATCGTTCAGCCTAATGCCACTAAGCCAGCCACAACAAACTATCGTAGAAGACCAGCATCGCTTTAAAGTAGTGATTGCTGGTCGTCGTCTAGGCAAGACTACATTGGCAATTCGTGAGATTTGCCGTCACGCACGGCAACCCAATGTTGATGTGTGGCTAGTAGGACCAACTTATCGCAGTATCAAGATGGTTGCGTGGAAAGCATTAAAACATAAATTGCAAGATCTTCGTTGGGTCAAGAAAGTCAATGAAAGTGAATTGCAGATTACACTTAAGAATGATTCAACAATCAGTCTCAAAGGCGCAGACAACAGAGACAGTCTGCGTGGTGCAAAACTAGCATTCTGTGCCATTGATGAGATTGCTGATTGTGATCCAGAATTATTCCCAGAAATTATTCGTCCAGCCCTAGCAGACAGTGAAGGTGGTGCACTGATAATTGGCACACCCAAAGGCAAGAACAATCATGCCTATGAACTTTACTGCATGGAAGAAGATCATCCAGATACATGGAAATCATTTCAATACACAACTGCACAAGGCGGTTTTGTCAGCGAGGCAGAACTTGAGGCGGCTCGTGCTGAAATGGATGCCAGAACCTATAAACAAGAATTTGAAGCCACTTGGGAAACATTCCAGGGTGTGGTTGCTTACAATTTCTCAAGAGAACATAACATAAGACGTTTGGAAAATCCAGACACAAAAATACTGCACATTGGCATGGACTTTAACACTAGTCCAGTAACAGCAGCCATTTATGTTCAACAAGGTAGGGAGATGTATCAAATTGACGAAATCCATATGCTTAATTCTAATACCCAAGAAATGGCGGACGAAATATCTAGAAGATATTCAAAGAGCACGATCATCTGCTACCCAGACCCCAGCGGAAATGCACGTCGCACATCAGCGTCGGGTGCCACGGATTTTACAATCTTACGCAACGCAGGCTTCACAGTCCGTGCCCCAAGTAGACACAATCTCGTCCGTGACAGAATAAACAGTTACAATGCAAGACTGTGTAGTTCGGATGGCGTTAGACACCTCTTTATTGACCCCAAGTGTAAATATACAATAGAGAGTCTTGAAAAGTTTTGTTACAAAGAAGGAACACAAGTTCCCGATAAAGGACAATGGGATCACATGTTTGATGCGGCTAGTTATTGCATTGATTTCATGTTCCCAATAAAACGAGAACGCGAAGAAACACCTCAACCCAAGCGTTGGACACACCAAATAGGATAATAGGAAAAAGATATGAATCAAACAATGATGCAACAGTATATGGATGCCGTCAGCACCAATATGCTTTATACAAGAAATCAAGACGCTTGGGAGTTCTTACTCTACAGTTACATGGGTGGAGAAGAATACAAGAAAGCCGCGTATCTCACACGCTATGTCAATGAAACAGATGGCGAATACGCTGGTAGACTCAACACTACCTTTGTGGAGAATCACAGCAAGTCAGTGATACAGACCTACATCAGTTTCTTATTCCGTGAACATCCAGATCGTGACCTAGGTCTATTAGAGTATGATACAACGGTCATGGACTTTTTAGAAGATGCTGACCTGGATGGACGCAGTTTTGATGCGTTTATGAAAGAAGTCAGCATATGGGCTGGTGTGTTTGGTCACTGCTGGATCATGATGGCCAAGCCCAATATCAATGCGGCTACACTAGGCGAAGAGATGGCCATGGGTGTGCGTCCTTATGTTACACTACTAACACCACTCACTGTCATGGATTGGGAATGGGGCCGTGATGCACTAGGTCGTTTTGAACTTAACTATCTAAAATACACAGAAGAAGTCAATGACACATTTACCACTATTAAAGAGTGGACCAAAGAAACAATCATTACTAAAATTGTCAATCACGAAGCCAAGAAAGTTGACAGTGAAGTCATTGAAATCAATGGCCTAGGAAAGATTCCTGCTGTATTGGCCTACAATCATCGCAGTCCAGTGCGTGGCATTGGCATCAGTGATATTGCAGACATTGCTGGAGCACAAAAATATATCTACAATCTAACCAGTGAAGTAGAACAAAGCATTCGTATCAATGGGCATCCAGCCCTAGTTAAAACAGTGGGCACAGAAGCAGCCGCAGGCGCTGGTGCTATTGTTACCATGGAAGACAACTTGGATGCGGGCTTGAAGCCTTATATGCTCAGTGTCAGCACAGATACAACTCAAATTTATCAAGCCATTAATCATACCATTGAAAGCATTGACAAAATGGCCAACACTGGTTCAATTCGTAGCACAGAAGCACGACGCCTAAGTGGTGTTGCACAAGAACAAGAGTTCCAATTGCTCAACGCTAAACTCAGTGAGAAAGCCAGCAATCTAGAATTAGTTGAAGAACAATTATGGCAATTATGGTGTGAATATCAAGGCAAGACCTGGGACGGCACTATTGAATACCCAAGTAGTTTCAACATCAAAGACAACATGGGTGAAGTTGAAAAACTTGCTCGTGCTAAGACTGCTGCCACAGATCCTCGTGTGTTACAGTGGATTGACCACGAATTGTTGGAAGCACTGGATGGTGAAGCAGACATGATTACTCCTGAGATTTATGATCCAACAGCAATCCCAGCAGAAAAACCATTTGAGCCTCACTATATGATTGACCCAGCAACAGGCAAAGAATACATTGCTAGAACTGAAGCAGAACATATTGCCTATGCTGCCATGGGTTATGTGCATGAAAGCGAAGAATAAATCATGCCAATTCATAGAGCAACAGGTCCGCGTGGTGGTAAAGGATGGCAATACGGAACCACAGGTAAGGTATATCCAACAAGACAAGGCGCGGTTAGACAAGCACAGGCAATTAAAGCAAGCCAGTCTAGAGCGAAGAAAGCAAAGACAAAGTGAAATTAAAGACCCGAGAAATTAAGGAATATCGTGAAACTCAATTACAACATCAAGGTCAAAAATGCGCCCTATGCGGTGAGGGTATTGAACTTGACGCTGTCTTGGACCACTGTCATAAAACGGGTCTAATTAGGCAAGTATTACATAGAGGTTGCAACTCATTACTAGGCAAGATAGAAAATTCAATGCCTCGCAGTCGTGTAGACATCCGTAGATTAGAGGGCATAGCCCACAACCTTGTTAATTACTTGACCACACAACACACAGACATTAGGCATCCAACACATTTAACCTTAGAGGAACGCAAAATGAAAAAGAAGAAAAAAGGCGGCGGCCGTGGCCGTGGCCGTTAATTGGGCTGATTACTTTTATAGTATAAGACAGCAATGCCCTTGGAGTTGGGCCGCATGGCAACGAGGGCAAATTTTAATTAGGCGACAAGGACTGCCACAAGATCTAGGTGAATATTCTGCCATAGTCTATGTCAGCAATCTAAATCGTCGTAGGTTAAAAAAATTGTGTGCTAAATTAAACACAAGTGCAGAATACGAGTGGTTATGGAGTCATCCCAGTTATGGACCATATGCTACCAGTGTGCCGTGCTTAATTCAGCAGAATCGCCGTGTTTTAGACGAAATTCGTGCTAAGATTCGCGATACACATAAATAACTTTATAACTCAAAGAGAGGTGATGCTACAATGACAGACAATTCATTGGTTAACGATATGGGAACTGATCCCGCAGGCGAAACTGCAAATCAGGCACAAGCAAGCAAGACATTCACGCAAGATGAAGTCAACGCAATTCTGGCTAGGACCAAAAGTCAACTTGAAAAAAAGTATGCCAGCAAATACGAAGACCTAGGTGATCCTGAAGAACTTAGAACCATTAAAACAGAATGGGAAAAGAAGCAACAGGAACAACAAATCAAGCGAGGAGAGTTTGAAAAGACTCTGCAAGAACTTGCAAGCAAAAAAGATCAAGAGATCCAAAAGAGAGATAGCGTTATTAAGGAATACAAGATTAATACGCCTTTACTCAGTGCCGCGGCTCAGTTTCGTGCTGTAAATGCAGAACAAGTAAAAGCGTTATTAAGTTCTAATGTAAGACTTAATAATGAAGGTGAAGTAGAAGTGGTGGACACCAAAGGTGCAGTGCGTTATAAAGATAATGGCACTCCATTGGCAGTGGATGACCTAGTGCGAGAATTCCTGGATTCGAATCCGCACTTCGTAGCCGCTACCCCAGCAACTACAAATACCAAGAGCAATGTTGCTGATGTAAAGTCCAGCAAAATTGATATCTCGAAGTTGGATTTTAAAAACCCTGAGCATAGGAAACTATATCAGGAATACCGCAAAACAAGCGGATTAGCCTAACAATCTTAAGGAGATATTAAAATGGCCGGTTCAACAACCACAACTCTAAATGACCTATTGCCAGCGATCGTTGCTGAAGCAATGTTCGTTGCAAACGAGCGCAGTATCATGCGCGGTCTTGTAAAAAACTACACATTGGGCACTGCCAATGGTAAAACTGTAACAGTTCCAATTTACCCACAAGTAAATGCGGCTGCTATTACAGAAGGTGATTTGATCACTAACACTGAAGTTTCTACTGGTGGCGCAACTCTAACTGTTGCTACCAACGCAATCCGCACTATGGTTACTGACTTGTCAGTTGCTTCTAGTGCCAGCAACGTTGTTGCTGACCTAGGCCGTTTATTCGGTGAAGGTATTGCTCGTAAGATCGACAAAGACTTAACAGCATTGTTCGCAAGTTTCAGCAATGGCGATGGTGACTACACTACTGCTATCACTGCCGAAGTAATCTTCAAGGCTGCTGCCAAACTACGCGGTCAAGGTGTTGATCCAAGTGGTATGGTCTGTGTGTTACATCCAGAAATTGCATTTGACTTGAAGAAGGCATTGACAACTAATGGTAACGTGGCTTTCACAGCAGGTGCATTTGGTGATGCCGCTAACCAAGCAATGATCCAAGGTTATGTTGGTTCTTTGGCTGGTGTTCCAATCTTTGAAACATCAAACATTGACTATGTAACTAACGCTGGTGACTTCCCTGGCGCTGTGTTCCACCGCGATGCATTGGGTCTTGCTATGATTGGTGATGTTCAAATCGAAACTGCTCGTCGTATTGACTACTTGTCTACAGAAATCGTAGCAAGTTGCCACTATGGCGTTGGCGAACTTCAAGACACATTAGGTCGTGCTTTGAAGTATGATTCAAGCATCTAATAGCAGTTTTATCTAAGTGTTCTGACACTTAGATTCTCCGCCCTCCTAATACTACTAATATTAGGGGGGTTTTTCTTGGGCGGACTAAATACTCGTATAGCAATGAGTAGGACTCATTCGCATCTTAATAACAGAAGAAGGACTTCTTGACATGGCATACGCTACCCTTGACGACTTACTACAGGTCGAACCAACAATACAAGACTATGGTGTTCTTGACTGGGACACTGAACTCGAACGAAGCGAAAATGAGGTCAAGCGAGTCCTTAAAGTTCGTTGGTGGCTGGCATACGCCAAGGCAAGAGGCATTACCACAGACATTGATTTCGACAAATTAGACGATACTCAATGGACTCAAGCCACTGTATATCACGCACTAGCATATCACATTTGTGCTAAACTAACACAGTTTAGTGGTGCGGAACCTGATAAGTTTCAAGTAATGATGGAATATTATCAAGGTCGCTTTGAACATGAAATAGATCTAGTATTGCGTGAAGGTGTAAAATATGACGCTGATGGCGACAGCACCTATGAATATCGGACAGAAGTTCAAGGTCGTGATACACAGAGGCTACGCAGATGAGTCTTAGACAAGAAATCGCTGACTATCTAGTCACAGCAATCAAAGAGATTGAAGAGCCAAGAGTAAGTTTTGTTACACTTGAGCCATTCAATGTTCTTGAAATTGCCATTACACAATTCCCAGCAGTTCTAGTTACCATGCGTGAAGAAATACGCGAATCTGTCACCATGGGTGTGCCAGGTGTTGGTCGCCGTATGGGCACACTGCGTTTTGAAATCCGTGCCTATGTGCGTGGCAATGAATTAGACAGCAAACGCAATCTATTATTAGAAGCATTAGAAGAACAGTTAGAAAAAGATCGTTATTTAGGTCTTTACAATCAAGGTGTGT